TATGGAAGTCCCAAGAAATGTACGTCGCGGCATTCCCCGGCGCAAAGTGGCAAGAAAAGAAGTCACAGTGGGTCTTTCCTAGTGGAGCTAGGTTATGGATGACCTACCTAGAGAGAGAAGATGATGTACTACGTTACCAAGGTCAAGCATTCAGTTACATCGGCTTTGACGAGCTTACGCAACATTCTACGCCGTTTGCATGGAATTATATGCGTTCACGTCTTAGAACCACTGACCCCAGCTTACCGATATTTATGCGAGCTACTACGAACCCGGGTGGCCCCGGCCATTCGTGGGTTAAGCAGATGTTTGTGGATCCTAGCCCGGCGGGCGTTTCGTTCTCTGCGAAAGACTTGGAGACGGGCGAGACACTAACCTACCCGGAAGGTCACGACAAAGCAGGACAAGCCCTCTTTGATAGACGATTCATACCGGCCACTCTTAAAGATAACCCGTACTTGCATTCGGAAGGTTCCTACGAGGCTAACCTTCTATCGCTACCTGAGATGCAAAGAAGGCAACTTTTGGAAGGCGATTGGGCCGTCGCAGACGGCGCGGCATTTTCAGAGTTTAGGTCAAACACCCACGTCGTAGATCCTTTTGAAATACCACACGAGTGGCGTAGGTTTAGATCATGTGACTATGGGTACTCATCCTACTCAGCAGTACACTGGTTTGCTATAGACCCAGCGTATGAAACCTTGATTGTTTACAGGGAGTTATACGTCAGCAAGCATACAGGCAAAGACTTAGCAAAAGCGGTTATGGAGCTTGAAGTTGGGGAACAAATGAGTTATGGTGTGCTAGACTCTTCATGCTGGCATAATAGAGGGCAGATAGGCCCATCCATAGCAGAAGAAATGATTTCGATGGGATGCCGATGGCGGCCATCAGATAGAAGTGCGGGAGCCCGGGTAGCGGGTAAGAACCGACTTCACGAATTACTCAAATATGACGAAGAAGCAGAAACCCCCGGCATCGTATTTTTTAATAACTGCCGCCAGATTATTGCAGATCTTCCCGTCATTCCCAGCGACCCCAAGGGTGGCGACGATATTGACGTGAGATACCGCAGTGATCACACCTATGACTCCGTGCGTTATGGCGTCATGTCTCGGCCACGAGCCTCGTCCCCGTTTGATGACTGGGGTCAAAAAAATACTCAGACTTGGAGACCCGCGAGTCGTAAATTTGGATACTAAATAAATGGCAATTGTAGATCGACCAGAAGATATAAATTTAGAAGAAGCCTCAATCGGACTAGAAGATGGTACACCCGAGGATAATGCGTCTCTGGGCGGATTAATTGGATGGATCGAAGGTAGGTATAACCGATCAAACGATGCGAGGCAGTCGGATGAAACAAGATGGCTTACTTCTTATAGGAATTACCGTGGCCTATATGGCCCAGACGTTCAGTTCACGGAGCAGGAAAAGAGTCAGGCGTTTATCAAGATCACTAAGACCAAAGTTCTTGCGGCCTACGCTCAAATTGTCGATGTACTTTTTGCAGGGAGTAAGTTTCCTATTGGCATTGAGCCTAGTTACAAGCCTCTGGGCGTTAGTGGCCCTATGCACTTTGATCCAAAGGAAGTTACTGAGGATAAACTAAACGAGCTTACCGGTGGTAGTGGGGCTAAGAATCCTACTATTGCACGACCAGAATTATTAAAACGCTCTGGGCCCTTCCAAGACCAACTAGGTCGAGTAGAAGATAAACTACGAGATGGCCCCGGCAAAACACCTACGGCTCTAACCTTTGAGCCAGCAAAAGAAGCCTCTAGGAAAATGGAGAAGACTATCCATGATCAGCTAGAGGAATCTGAAGCAAACAAACATTTACGTTCCGTTGCTTTTGAAATGTCACTGTTCGGTACAGGCATTCTTAAAGGCCCATTCGCGTTACAAAAAGAGTACCCGAATTGGAATGACGAAGGAGCGTATGACCCAGTTTTTAGGACTATTCCGAAAGTTGAATCTGTAAGTATATGGAATTTTTATCCAGACCCAGATGCACGGAATATGGCAGAAGCGGAGTACGTCATTGAACGTCACCGTCTAAACCGTTCTCAGTTGAGAGCCCTTAAAAAACGTCCTTTCTTTAGACCGGATGCAATTGATGAGGCGATTGATTTCGGCCCGAATTATACTCCACACTATTGGGAGGACGCACTAGAAGACAGCGATATGTCATCGTCTATCGAACGCTACGAAGTACTTGAGTACTGGGGTGTTGTAGACGCTGAGATAGCCGAAGAGGCTGAACTAGATTTACCAGATGAAGTGGCAGACCAAGATGAAGTGCAGATCAACGCATGGGTTTGTAACGGCCAAGTCATCCGTCTAGTAATTAATCCATTTACTCCAACCCGTATCCCTTACCACGCAGTACCCTACGAGCTTAATCCATATAGCTTCTTTGGTATTGGTCTGGCAGAGAACATGGAAGATACACAAGAGATCATGAATGGTTTCATGCGCCTTGCTGTAGATAACGCCGCTTTATCATCTAACCTCTTGATTGAGATTGATGAAACAAACCTCGTACCGGGACAAGACATGTCAGTTTATCCGGGCAAGGTGTTTAGGCGTCAGGCCGGTGCGCCGGGACAGGCCATCTTTGGTACGAAGTTCCCGAACGTAACCGGTGAATGTATACAAGTTTTTGATAAGGCACGACAGTTAGCGGATGAAGCTACTGGTATGCCTTCCTTTGCTCACGGTAGTACAGGCGTCATGGGTGTTGGTAGAACAGCATCTGGTATGTCTATGCTTATGGGCGCGGCGGCACAGAATATTAAAGCCGTTGTAAGAAATGTTGATGACTACTTATTGGCACCTCTCGGCCGATCTTTGTTTAGCTTCAACATGCAGTTTAATTTTGATAAATCTATTAGAGGGGATCTCGATGTCGTAGCCAAAGGTACAGAAAGCCTAATGCGAAACGAGGTACGTTCCCAGCGTCTGTTGCAGTTTATGCAGATGACAGGAAACCCCAGCATGGCTCCTTTTGTTAAGTATGATTACATACTACGAGAGCTTGCGGCCAGCATGGATCTGGATGAGGACAAGGTTCTTAACGATCCAAGAGAAGCGGCAATACAAGCTGAGATGATGGCGGCGGTAGCGGCATTGATGCCACAGCAACCACCTCAACAACAGCAACAAGGGGCACCTAGTCCCGAAGACCCAACCGGTAATGGTGGCGGGAACATAGCACCCGGCAATGCACCAGAGCCCGGCGCTCCCGGATTTACGGGAGAAGGTGGAGGAGCAAACGGTGGAACCCCACCCCCAGCACCACCTGAAGGTCAGCCTCAGTAATGGAAAAAGTCTTAGCGAAGAAGATATTACCTCTAGTCAATGACGTAGAGAAGTACCCATTATTACAAGATTACATAGATAATCGTATCGAGACGATGCGTAATTTTTTAGAGAATACTAAGGAACACGAAAAGATACTGGAAGTACAGGGCGCAATTGCAGAGTTGCGAAGGTTCCAGACACTGCGTGACCAAGCTCTGGAGGGAGCGAAATAATGGCAGAAGATAAATACACAACTAAAGGCCGTAAGGTTTACGAAGATCCTGAAACAGGAGAAAATTTCTCTGAGCGTACCATCACGTTCGAGACTAAGTACGGCTGGGTAACTATACCCACAGTTAGTGAGACAGGCGACGAGATTGACCAGAGAGACCTAGAACGCTTTATCGAAGAGAACGGCCCAATAGATCCTATTACAGGCGAAGAACTACCTGTTTTTGATAGTGAACCAGAAGCTAGTGAATACGCTAAAATGCGTAGCGACAGCTTAATGCCAGAGGCAGAAGCTACTATGCCCGGCTACGACAATGACTCTCCAGAATTAGAAGGTGCAGTTCGCGCCCTAGAAGATCAGGAACCTGTGGAAATGTATCATGGTGGAATGATGATGGGTGGATGTGGAGATCCAATGTGCCCAGAGTGTGGCGGTATGATGGTAGGCATGGATGGCATATCAGGAAACCCAATTCCTCCGGGATCTAACGAGATGAATGTCCGTGATGATATCCCAGCAGTTTTAAGTGATGGCGAGTACGTTGTCCCAGCAGATGTAGTGCGATGGCATGGTTTAAAGCATCTTATGGAGATGCGTGACGAAGCCAAGTTTGGTCTTATGGCTATGTATGCTGAAGGGCAGATACAGGACATAGTAGACGAAGAAATGGAATACGATGACATGCCTTGCGAAGGGTGTGACGGAGAAGACTGCGATTGTGAATACGGAGATTACGAGACCGAAGAAGGTAACGTAATTGAAGAAGCAATGTCAGAAATAGAAGAAGAAACAATGGAAGTCGAAGAGGAAGAAGACTCTTCAGACGGCAAAAATACTTATCGTCCCAGCGTAAAGATCGCTTTGATGAAAAGGTAATTTGCGGCACGGGCTACCCGCATGAACCACTAGCTTCGGCTAGTCTACTTTAACGGCCCCCAACGGAGACTATATGGCTAAGTACAGAAACGCCTATCGGGATGAAACCGATCAGGCGACAGAAGAGGTGCAAGCGGCACCTACAAAAAGCGCACCAACAACACCCCCAGCAAATGCTGATGAAGAAAGTTTTAAGAAACGCTACGGTGACCTTCGCCGTCATATGCAACAGCAAATGGCGCAACGTGATCAAGAGATTAGTCAGATGCAAGCGCAACTTAATGACGCGACACGCGGACAGATTAAATTCCCTAAATCCGAAGAAGAAGTTGAAGCGTGGTCTAGCAAGTACCCAGATGTTGCTAAAATCATCG